ACATTATCAGTTCCACCATAAAACAGAATTGTAGATTTTGAACCAATTCTTGGTGGTTCTTTAAATGTTAAAATACTACCACCATCAAATTCATAAGACTCTCTTGGAACTTGTAGTACTGTATCGATAAAAACCAGAAGAGAGTTTTCTACATTTAAATCAGATCCAACTTTAGCAAGAATGGCAGTTTGCTGTCCATTTAATCTTAGAGAAAATGCTCTTCTTCTTCCATTAAACTGATTATCTATTGGGTCAAAAATAATCAACTCTCCAATTGTTCTAACTGTAGAATCATCATTAAAGATTTTATCAACGGTGATTTTAAATTCTTTGAAGTTTGCGCTGCTAGTAGTTGGAATTCCAGCAATAGTTAATATATCTCCTCCCTGATAACCATAACCAAAATTATCTAAGGTAAAATCGATAACACTAGAGCCCTGTCCCACTACTATGTTAATTCTTGCTTCCGTTCCAACTCCAGAAGATCCCGATGAATAAATCAAAGGAATATTTGAATATGTTAGAGGCGCATCAAAATAAACACTTGGAGGGTTTGTAGAAGTGTAACCAGAACCTGGATTACTAATTACAACTGTTGTGATTCCACCACTTGAAATGGTCGCAGTCCCGATAATTTCTAGATCTACTCCGACTACGTTACTATAACCAACCCCAACGTTGACTGTCTGAATACCACTTCGATAACCAGAACCACTATAACCAATTGAGATTGATCGAATTGTCCCTGCAGCGGAAACGATTGCAGTACCACCTGCAGAAATCAGAGGCTGATAACCGAATCCTTCAGTAGAAGCAACAGAAAAAATGATACCTCCTCTAGGGAGTTCAGTCAAATTAACGTCATATTCTGCAAAATTTGTGTTGCCTGTAAATGTAATGGAAGTGACTCCAACATTTTCTTCTAAAACATAGGCTCCCTGAATAGGGTTGCCAGTTAATCTAGAGGGTGGTTGGAATACATCATTAATTGTGAGAATTGTATTGTCTGTAGAAATTCCAGTGACATCACTTTCATTTACTTTAAGATTAAAACTTTTAGTCAGTCCATCAAACTGTTGTGAAATATCATCAAAGATGTAATTGGTATCATAAGGTCCCTTATCGGTATTTTTTATTCCAGATCTCAAAAAAACCCTTCCACTGAAAGTAGATCCATTAGTTAGACCATTTTCTAAATCAAAGAAATTACCATAGGGCGGATATGTAAAATGAATAAAGCTATCTACAATATTATAATTCCCTTTAACTTTTGTTACAACAGAATTTGAAGTGTGGGAAACCCCAACAGTCCCTAGAAGCTCCCTTTCAAAAAATAGATTATTAGTTGTCCCTACTCCAACTGAAAGAACTCTAAAATATTCATCGTCAATTTTAAATAACTCACCGCCTTTAAAAATATTGGGATTATTTACAGGAACTGATAGATCAGAATCATTTATTGATTCCAAAATAAAGGAAGTAATTGCTGTTGATACGATAGGATCTTGAATAATATTGTTGAGTGTAATAATTGTATTTTTATTTGGATCTTTAGATGATATTGAGTGATTGCCAGATCCGTAATCATCTAAATCAAGATAAATTGGTTCGGCCAGAAGAGAATCTTCTTTTGTTGCGGATACTCTTATGGTTGAAACATCAACTTTCACTGCATAAAGTTTAGATGGTAGAATATCAGTTGTTATACCAGAAATTACAGTGGGAATGATTTTAATTGGTGAAATGTCTGATTTATAAATCAGCTCTTCCCCGGTTATAAAATTGTGTTGAGTAAAGATGAACCAATCTTCTGTCAAATTTATAAATGATGAAGAATTTCCAAGAAATTCTCTAGAAAAAATAAATCTATCGTTTGATTTAAGTTCAAACGCAGTCCCACCAGAGAACTCACCGCTAACATATTCACCATAACCAGAAGAAAAGGAAATATTGCTCATGGAATTAATGTATCGGATCTTCTAAATCGTGAAATTAAATTACTAAAAACCCTAACTTCATAATCAGAACTACTAAAGGGGGTAAAATATATTTCTAAATCGCCATTGACATTTGAATATTCTACTTCCAATTGTCCTATTGAATTTTGTATATTTAGATCACCAAATTCCACTGAATATATTTCTTGATTTGAACTATTTAACATGGTTAATAATTCCGTATAATTGATAGAACTTGAATTATTATCTTGAATTAATATTTGATGCGAACCTGCCTTAAAATCATTATCATAAGAATAAATCAGGGTTTTTGAAGTAGTAGCCACGCCAACATAAGAACTATCTAATTTATTTCCACTAATAATAAAAGAACTAGTGCTAGTAGATGTTGTACCTGAGATTTCAATAGACAAAGAATTTACTTCATACGGCGCGGAGCTGTTCGGTTCTACATCAATTTTAACTTCTGAATTTTCTAGGTAAATATTATATGATCCCACACCAGAAGGATTTCCCATATTTAAACCACCATAAGAATTATAAATTACATTTGTCCCATCATGAACATAGTTTATTTCATCAGAATAATAGTTTCCATTTTCTTTATCGGAATATACAATAAGAACCTTTGCTGCAGATTTTGAATCTGGAATACTTAATATTGTATTAGTACTTGTCCCAACTCCAACTGTTTTGTGTGAATTAATTTGTACAACATCACCTAAAGAAATGGAACCAAGTTCATCATCAGAATCACTGATATTGAATGAAAAACTATTCACAGAGTAGACTTTATTAGAAATATCAAATGGGAAAAATTTAAGATTAATATTTAGACCATTAACCTCGGCGTTGAATGTTCCTAATTCCTTTATGGAATCATTTACAGCATATTGATTTATTGACACAATGATGTCATCGTGCAAGAGATTAATCAAAAGAGACTGAGAATCCTGAGGATCAATTCTATCAAAAATGTGAATAGTGTACTTTTTAAATCTATATAAAAATTTATTAAAAGTATCAATATCTACATTATTTTCTCTTATAACTGGTAAAAATTTATCAGAAATATCGTCAATGAGAACAACTTTATTACCAACTGATTCAATATAATTTTGGATTCTTTTATTATTAAAGTAGATTTCATTTGAACTTGTTACACCATCAATATCAAAATAATTTTCCGTGACCAAATCAAAGTCATAGACACAATTCACATCTAAAACATTTTGAATATCATTGATAACCTCAACTGTTCCAAGACCTTGTTCCGTGTTGAAACCAACATTATCGTGAGTCGTGTTGATTAAAAGATTTCCAAATTTTTTAAAACCAGCAGTGTGATTTAATGAATCAACGGTATCAGTCCAATCCACATATTGTTCTTCGGATCTTAAATCATATGAAAAATATTGATAATAATCACTATCATGCAGTCTTTGAAGAGAATCATTTAAGAACCCTACATTGCTATTCCAGCCTTTTTGTACGACTGAACTTGGTTCAATATCAATATATGCTTCCGGTAAATATGCATAAGTAACCTCGGAATAGTTCTTGCTTGTTACTCCAAAAATTATATCATCAGTATTGATCTTATCTACTGAAATTACCTTGAGAATAGAATTATCAACATCCCAATTAATAACTTCACCAATCTTATTAGAAAGAGTTCTAAATTTTTCACCCCGAAGATAAATATTGGTTTTTAGTTTAATATCGAAAGAGGGTAGATATTTCTGAGGAATAGCGAAACCACTAGTATAGAAATCATCTACTGTTCCTGGATTTATTTGATCTAGGGCGAATGTAAAATTAGCCAGGCCACCAATATTAGCATTTCCGGAAAGAATTTCAAAATATTGATACCCATAATTACTTGAATTATAGCCAGAACCACTAATGGCAGAAACTCCTTCAATATAAACAAATTCGCCAGTAGAAAATGGAAATTCATCAACACTATTAAAAGGATTTTTTAATTGAACCGTTACAATTTTTGTTCCGGAGTTAAAAGTGATTGCGGAAATTTCAAACCCATTATCATTATTTACTGGAATTATTTCAGCACCATTATCTGTAATTTTATTTGTATTTTGAATTATTTTAACCAGATTTGAATCTAGATCATAATCTAACTCCGCAGTATGAGGGATTCTCGTTGTTTTATCAATCAGAATTAAATCTGGAGCAAATGAATATCCAAATCCTCTTTCAGTTACTGTAACTGACTCCAACTGGAACAATCTCTCAATTCTTAAAATTTGAGGAAGATTTGCCTTTGGTCTAATTGTATAATCAACAGTATAATCAAAACCAATATCTAACTTCTTAGTATTTTCAATTTGGCCAATATCGCTAGAAATTGGATTTATTACAGCATCAGTTCCAGATTGTGTTTCAATTTTATCTATTACTGGCAGGGTATTTGAATATTCTATATTAGTTACTTTAATATTGTGAAT